TGCATTCTTAAAAAAAATAGAAACCTTTCTTGAAGAGAGTTTGGCTCCAAAAGATTAATTTCATATATTATAGATACGAGTGTGTTAGAAAACACTACCAACACGAAAATGAAAAAAACGTGACTACGTGACTACGTGACTACGTGACTAGGTTATAATAAGGGATGGGAAATAATATTAATTAAACGTAAATGAGAAATAAACAGTTAGTACAAAATCGTCTTCAGACATTAAATGGGTTATTAAAGAAACTTGATATGAATATTCATAGAGGTGGAACCAAAGAGGAAATAAATACCACACAAAGAGAAATATCTCAAATCCTCCAAGATATAAATGATATAATAGAAAGAGAATAATATGAATCTATCAGCAGAACAAATTCAAGAAAATTGGTATGAATTATTAGGTTATATTAAACTTCATATCTCATCCCCCAGAAAAGAAAAACTAGAAACATTTTATAAAAAACATGAAGATGAGATTATGTTAATGCCTGCTTCTCATAAAAAAGCTTATCATAATGCTTTTCCAGGTGGTTATGTTGATCATGTTAACCGTGTTATTAAAGGTGCTTTAGCTATTAATTCAGTATGGAAAGAATTTGGAGCAGAACAAAATTATACAATTGAAGAATTAATATTCTCAGCTATCAACCATGATTTAGGTAAATTAGGAGAAGAAGATAATTACGCTCATTTACCTTCAACTGATGAATGGAGGAAAAAGAATTTAGGTGAAATGTATAAATTTAATGATGCATTAGCTTATATGTCAGTTCCAGAAAGATCTATTAAATTATTAGTTGATAATGATATTAAATTGACTAATAATGAATGGTTAGCTATTAGACTACATGATGGCTTATATGACCCAGCTAATGAACCTTATTTAAAAAATTACATGCCAGAATTGAAACCTCGAACTTCACTCGTATTTATAATTCATCAGGCAGATTTAATGGCATCAAGAATAGAATTCGAAAAAGAATGGTTACCAAAATTTGGTAATAAAGAAGTAAAAAAGGATAATTTTAAAGTTAAAAATAAAGCAACTGCTAAAACTAGGGCTCTTGGAACAATTAAGAGTGAAGGTTTAAAAAGTATGTTAGATAATTTATGATTACTACAATAATAATTTCAATATTATCAGTGGTAGTCGTAATTTTAATTTTTACGACTATCAACCTCCTAAAAAAGAATGAAAAACAAGAAGATATTCTTGTTGGTTATCTTGAATATCTTGATAAACTTTCTAAAACTGTTGAAGCCTCAGATAAAAAATTAAAAGAAATTGACCACAGCGGAGTATTTAAAGCTGATGATGAAGTGGGTCATTTCTTCAAATCCATTCAACAACTTCAAGATATCTTAAACGATTTTAAAGTAAAAAGACTAAAGTGATTGTGGCTAAAAAAAGAAGACCCAAGTCAAAGAACTACTTTACAAAGGAGACAGAAAATGCTATTGTAAGGTATAACAACGAATCTAACCCAGAAATTAGAAGTAACATTTATAGGGATGAAATTCATTATCCATTTTTTAAACTAACAGAAAATATAATACATACCTTTAAATTTTATTATACCGAGGTAGATAATATAGAACATTTACAACATGAGGTAATAACATTCTTATTAACTAAAATGCATTTATTTAACCCCGAGAAGGGGGCAAAAGCTTATTCCTATTTTGGTACTATAGTTAAAAACTGGTTAATAATTTATAATACAAAAAATTATAAAAAAAGAGTACAATCTGCCCCTGTAGATGATTTATATAAAGATGAAACTTATTCTTATAACTTAGAAGATGAAAGAATAGTAGATAATTTATCCCATTTTATGGATAATTATATTGAATATGTTGAAGATAATTTTGAAGATTTCTTTCCCAAAGGAAACGATGCTAAAATAGCAGACGCCATACTAGAATTATTTAGAAAAAGAGAAAGTATTGAAATATTTAATAAGAAAGCTTTATACATTTACATTAGAGAAATAATGGCTACTAATGGTTTAGAAGTTAAAACTCCAAAAATAACAAAAATAGCAAATAGGTTATACTATTTATTCAAAGGTAATTATATATTTTATTTAGAGACAGGGTATATTGATTTTGAAAAAAATTAATTTTTCATATTTATTACCAACAAAACCCTATAAATATGAGCCATTTAGATAAAAAAGTATTTGGGAAAAAAACCTACTCAAACTTATTAAAAGAAATATACGATAATCAAAAAAAGAAAGAAGGACAAATTGCTGCTCTTATTTCTGAATTGAAACCTTTAATACAAGACATAGGAGATGCTACTATGATAGTACCCTTAATTAAGGAATATATGGAATTAGGTATTAAAAATGATGAAGCATTAATTAAAGTTGCTACTATTTTTCAAAGAATATTTGCCAATGAAGGAAATGAAGATAATGGATTTGGTATAAGTGAGGAAGAAAAAGACCAACTTTTAAAGGATATAAAAAGTTTACAATTACCACCTAAAAAAGAAGAGGAGGATTAATAATGGGTTACAATAGAGGAATATCTGCAAATGTTTCTTTACCCCCTGGAAGTAAATCAGGTGGGGTAGAAGAACTTTCCCAAATAATGGCTAAAGTTAAAGGAGGGATCCAAGTTGGTAGGGTTACTGATATTATATTAAACGGTGATTATCCTGATATTGAAAAATATGGTGGTTTAAATGGTATTGGAACTATATTTTTTGAATTAAACAATTTTATTTCTGATGGTAGGGGAACAGCAAAACCATTTTTCCCACAAATATCCGCTTATCCTCTTGTAAATGAAATGGTTCTTATATTTAAATTACCTAATACTAACATAGGTAAAAACACTTCTGAAGAATCCTATTATTATATTAATATGATAAGTTTATGGAACCATCCACACCATAATGCTTATCCTAACCCAATAACATCAACTGATCTACTTCCTTCTCAACAAAAAGATTACCAACAAACAGAAGCAGGCTCAGTTAGGAGGATAGGAGATTTAGATAGTAAAGATCAATCAACTGGAATAAATTTAAATAGTGAAATTAACGACTCACAAAAAACTTTTCCAGATAAAAAAGAAGAACTAACTAATATCCACCCCCTCCTACCCTTTGCTGGGGATATTATTTACCAAGGCAGATTTGGGAATAGTATTAGATTTGGAAGTACTGCCAATCCTTCATTTTCCACAAATCCTTCATTTCCAGATCCCTTAAATAGTTGGTCTGATATACCCAATAATGGGGATCCTATTACTATTATTAGAAATGGTCAATCCCCAGAAGAATCAGATGAAGGTTGGGTTCCTATAACTGAAAAAATCAATGAGGATTTATCATCCATTTATGCTACTTCAACTCAAAAAATTCCTATAGAAACCCAAAATTATGAATGGTCATCATATGATAAAAACCCCCCAACGGATCCAAATTTATTTACAAAACCTCAAGTTATAATTAATTCAGATAGGTTAGTTTTTAATGCTAAAACAGATCACGTTTTAATTAGTGCTGAAAAATCAGTATTTTTAGGATCAAATTCTTCACTAAATTTTAATGCTGGAAGAAAGGTTGTTGTAGAATGCCGTGATATAAAATTAGGTGATAATACAGCAACTGAACCTATAATTTTAGGTAATATTTTTTTAGATGAGCTTGGTGTTGTTTTAAAAAAATTATCACAATTATGTACCCAATTACAATCAACTCAAATATGGCCTGCGGGTGCCCCTGTTGCTAATGGTGGTATAATTACAATAGCTGGAAGTTTAAAAACTGATATTGAAAAATTTAAAAACAATATGAGTAGTTATAAATCACAAGTAAGTAAAACTAAATAATGAAAAAAATCAAATTAACTTATGGAAATCTCTTAAAATCAGATTCTGATGGTTTACCCCTTTTAGTTGTTTATGGGGGGATAAATGTAGGGGGTATTAAAAGTGGGGTTTATATGTGGGATTATGTCCTAAGTTTACAAGAAAGGTATGATATTTGGGTAGCTAATTCCCATTCCATCCCAGGATTGGATTCATATAATGAACTTAAAGCATATATTAAGGATAATAATATAAAAATAACAAATGAAATAATTTATCTTTTCTCCGGAGGATATAAACCAGGAAAACAAGTTCTTCAATCTTTTAATTCAAATTTTTTTCTAACTTTTCTAGTAGATATATGGATGGGGAATACTTCGGTGGGAGCCTTTTATACTGAATATGCTAAATCTAACCCTGATAAAACAAGATATTATTATACCAGTGGTGGATCCCAAAACCCACCAGTTAGAGATGAAATATCAGGTCTAGTTACTTCTATCAAAGGAACGTCCCACATGAAAACAAATGATCCTGCCGTTACATACCTTTCTAATCTATACCCACCTAAACGTTCAACTCCTCCTCCTATTACAGGAACAGTAGTAGACTCTACAACACTACAACCCATACCATACCCTAAGGTTAAATATTTTCCAATTTATAACCCCCCTATTAGTAATACAGAAACTCCCCCCGATCTTATAGATATGTACAAAGCAAAATCCATATCTGGTGAGGGAAATGATAAGGGAGAATTTTCCATAGAAATTCCATCTGTTAGCGAATACTTATCTATAAATAGTGCTAATTCCTCATTAATTATTCCTAATTCAACCCTAGAAGTCACTATAACAGCTAATGGTTATGAAGTAATTGATACCACTCCATTAAAGGGGGATGGTACTTTTAAATCTGATTTAGGGGTAATTAAACTTAAATCTTTTAAAGTTGAAAGAAGAGAAGCCCACTTATCTACAAATGAAATAACTGAAGTACAATTAGAGATTTTAGTACAGGAACAAAACGAAGTATTTCAAAAAAAGTTTATTGAAATACAAACAGAAAAACTTTTAAAAACTATAAAGGGGAAATTAATTCCATTTATCATCAATCAAATAGCTGATTTAGGTATTCCTAACCCTATTGGTTTACTTAAAAAAACTAAGGAAGATTTAAAAAAAGAAAAAGCAAAATTAAAACAAGCAGCAAAAGATAAAAAGAAATCATTAAAAGATAAAAAGGAATCATTATTTAATTCTGGTTCAAATAATGAACCCCTCTCATCTGAAGAAAAATACAATAAGAAAAATGTTAGATCCTGAAATAGTTAAAATCATAAAACCTAAAATTGATAGTAAATTAAAACCTCCAAAAGATATAGAGGGGCTTAATAAACTAATCAAAAAAAAGAATAAGGTAACTAAACAATTAAATAATCTTTATAGGGGAATTGAATATATAGAAAAAGCAATTAATATACCTAAACAACTAATAGAAACAGCTGAAAAATCAATCCCTATATTAGAAACATCAGTAACATCAGTTGCCTTTATTCCATCTACTGTTACAACTCCAATACCAGTTGGTCCAATTCTTTTATCTACGGATGCTATAGAACTTCTAGAAGATCTTATAAAGATTGATGAAAGTAAAGTAAATTCATGGAATTCAGAATTATCTTTTTTAAAAACAGAATTAAATAAAGTAATTGAATTATTAGGAATGTTGGATTTATTAATACAAGCTAGTGCTAAAGAATTAAGTAAGAGTAATGGAGGGGGTGAAATATCTACACAAGAATCAGTATCAAAAGAATTATTAGATTCTACCCAAGAACAATCAAACCAATTATCCCCCGTTGTTACTAATGTAAATGGTTTTGAAATGGGGGTTGTAACTGTGGGAGAAAATACAGGGAATGATTTAAGAAGAAGACAAGCGGTAGCTAGAAATTCTCAAGGAATAGTAATGTTGCAAGGTGACCCCTCATTTAGTTCTAACGATCAAATTTTGATTGACGAGTTAGTTTATTATATTCAACAGAATAAATTAAAAGCATAATAATATAATATTTATAAAAAACATAGTATGAAAGCAAATGAATTAAAAAAAATGATTAAGGAAGCAGTTAAAGAAGCTATCCAAGATGAATTAAAAGAGATTCTTTTAGAGGCCCTTAAGTCTCCTAAACAAGTTGTTGTTGAAAACTTAAACCCACCTACAACTACCCCTCATATTCAAAGTACTCCTTCACCAACTACACCCCAATTTACATCAGACATAAGACAAACATATATGGATGTGTTAGATGAAACAGCTTTAAGTTACACAAGTAAAGATGTACAAAGATTTAACCCCCAAGGTGTAGGAGATACTACTTCCCCTAATGGAAGTTTACCTGGGGGAGAATTAGGAATGGACCAAATAATGAATTTAATGAAGTAGATAATGCCCTTTGATGCCCAACAAATATATCCAATTGATTTTGATAAAAGTGCTGCTGTAGGAGTAGATATTCCCCTTAGTGCCCCCGCGGTATTTAGACCTAATTATACTACTAAAGATGCTATTAAAAACAATTTAATAAATTATTTCCTAACTAACCCCGGAGAAAGATATTTAAACCCTATTGGTGGGGGATTAAGGGCTTTTGTATTTGAACAAATTACTACAAATAATTTAGATTTTTTAGAAGAAAGAATTTCAAGTGATTTAAGTACATTTTTCCCTAATGTTGTTGTGGGTAATTTAGAAATATTAAGGCAAGAAGATTTTAATACAATAACAGTTAAATTAACATATAATGTTATAAACACTAATATTAGTGATACATTAGAAATAGACTTTACATAATGGCCACAGTAGATAGAGACGTAAAATATTTAAATAGAGACTTTTCTGATATTAGAGCAAGGTTAATAGAATTTTCCCAAACCTATTTCCCAAACACTTATAATGATTTTTCTCCCACATCACCTGGGATGATGTTTATGGAACAAGCAGCTTATGTTGGTGATGTAATGTCTTTTTATTTAGATAATCAAATTCAAGAAAACTTTACCCAATTTGCTAGACAAACAAATAACTTATATGAATTAGCCTATATGTTTGGTTATAAACCTAAAGCAACAGGTGCTGCCCAAGCTACTATAGAATTATATCAACAAGTTCCTTCTAAAATATCAGGAGTAGAAATTGTCCCTGATTTTGACTATGCTTTAACTATTGGTGAAAACAGTACAATATCCTCAACTTTATCCTCAAATGTTAATTTTTTAATGGAAGATAAATGTGATTTCTCAGTTTCAAGTTCAATTGATCCTACAGAAGTATCTGTATACCAAATAGCAGGTTCTACCCCTCAATATTACCTCTTGAAAAAAACAAGAAATGCAATTTCTGCTACTATTAAGACACAAACATTTAATTTTGGGGGACCTGTCCCATTTCAAACAGTTGATATAAGTGATTCAAATATTATAGGAATATTAGATATAATAGATTCTGATGGGAATACTTGGTATGAAGTAGATTATTTAGCCCAAGAAATGGTTTATGATAACATTAAAAATACTAATACTAATGATCCTAATAATGTAGTTGATGTAGGTGATGTTCCTTATTTACTACAATTAAAAAAGATCCAAAGAAGATTTGCCACTCGTTTAACATCAGACATCAATCTCCAAATCCAATTTGGGTCTGGTAACCCTAATGATGTAGATGAAACAGTAACCCCTAATCCTAATAATGTAGGTATAGGTTTACCCTTTGAAAAAGATAAATTAACAACAGCTTATTCACCTACCAATTTCCTATTCTCAGATACTTATGGTATTTCCCCCTCAAATACAACTCTTACTGTAAGATATTTAACGGGTGGGGGTGTTACCTCAAATTCACCATCAAATGATTTATCTACTTTAAACACATCCAATGTTATTTTTAATGGTATAAACCTTAATTCAACAACAGCTAATTATATATTTGGTTCAATAGCAGTAAATAACCCATATGCTGCTGATGGGGGCCAAGCAGGCGATACAATAGAAGAAATTAGGCAAAACACTATATCAACAATAGCTACCCAACAAAGATCAGTTACTCTAGATGATTATATAGTAAGGGCTTTAAGCATGCCCCCTGAATATGGGACAGTAGCTAAAGCATATATAGAAAAACCTAAACTAACAGATGAACAAGTTTCAACTATTGAAACCTTAAATTTATGGGTTTTATCCCAAAACTCATCTGCGCAGTTTGCTTCTCCATCCCAAACTTTGAAGAAGAATTTAAGAACATATTTATCTCAATATAGAATAATAGGGGATAACATTGAAGTAAGAGATGCATTTATAATCAATATTGCTATAGATTTTGAAATTATAGTGTTACCTAATTATAATAATAGTGATGTTATACTATCATGTATTAACTCACTAAAATCCCATTTCTCTAGAGATAATTGGCAAATTAATCAACCTATTTTAATTAGGGGGTTATATGTTATGTTAGATAGAATAGTAGGAGTCCAAACAGTGAAGAATATTAAATTTACTAATAAAGCAGGTACATCAACAGGTTATTCAAAATATTCTTATGACATGGATTCTGCAACCCAAAACCAAGTAATCTACCCATCCTTAGACCCAAGTATATTTGAAGTTAAATATCCTAATACTGATATAAAAGGAAGGGTAGTACCATTATAAAAACAAAAAATGGCCGTATACAAATTATTTCCATATAAAGATACAACATTATATTCATTTTTTCCTAATATGAATACAGGGATAGATGCTATATCCCAAATTTCAAACCTAAATTTTGCAGTAGATACTAACCCCCAAGTTGCTAGGTTTTTAACAGAATTTGTTCAATCTGAAATTGAAGATGTTATTAACAATAAAATAGGGACAAAACAATGGGATGTTGATTTTAGATCATATATAGCCACTGCTCAAGGTATAGTTGAATCAACAGATTTATCCGTTCATCCTATAGCTCAATATTGGTATAATGGAACAGGAACATATTTAGACCAACCCTTAACTACTGATGGTGCTTCTTGGTATACATCAGCTTTTTCAGGTTCAACTCCTTGGTCGGGTAGTGGTTCTGATGCAACTAACCATTATGTTACAAGTTCATATAATCCTAGTTATGTAGGTGCTGGAGGTGGTTCATGGTACCATAGTGGATCGGATGGTACTTTATATGCAGTAACTCAATCATTTGATACAAGAAGTGATAAAGATTTAAAGGTAAATGCAAAAACTGTAGTTTCTTTATGGTATAGTAGTTCTTTGGGAGTACACGCCTCTGCCTCACTAGAAAATTATGGGTTTATAACAAAATGGGAAAACTCAGTTGAATTTAATTCAAATATTCAAATCCAACCCGTAATGCAATTTTATAGTATTGATACTAATACTATTTACCCACCTGAATTAGAATTTAAATGGCAAGATTATTCAAGTGTATTAACAGGATCCGCTACATCAAGCATAATTAATACAACAAATTTAGTTTCATCATTAGCTGAAAACCCAGGAACATTCACCCCTCAAAGTGTTAATAGATTTAGGTTTAATGTAGCTCCTAAATATCCTATTAGAACATGGACTACGGCTTCACGTTATACTGGAATAAATTATTTACCAACTTCTTCATATTATGCTGTAAAAGATTTGGATACCAACGAATTTGTTGTAGATTACGATACAACATATACTAAAATTAGTTCTGATAGTAATGGGAATTATTTTGATGTGTATATGAATGGGTTAGAACCTGAAAGATATTATAAAATATTAGTTAAAACTGTTATTAATAGTTCTACTCTTATATTAGATGATAATTATTATTTTAAAGTAATAAATGGATAATGGCACAAAATATAAAATTAAATAAAGAAGTTTTTAATAAAAGAGATTATGAAAAAACTATTAATACCTCTTTTACCCAATTGGGAGTTAAATCAATCCAAGAACAAATAAATGAACAACCCACAGTTCAAGAATTTTTTGATATGTACAATCAATTATTCTATGAAATTAATGAATTAGGACCTACTAATTCCCATGAATATTTAATTAAAACAAGTAGTGAATATGTAGCTTTTGATGAAAATAATGAGGTTATAGAAGCACTTCAAAATGAAATAGCCCAATTAAGAGAAGAATTATTAGAAGCACAACAACAATCAACACAACCTTAACTGAATGCCTACTGTATCTAGAATAGACCCAACTGATTTTACACTCCAGTTTTATGAGACCCAAGATGAAAATCTAATATCAACTTTTGATATTGGTACTTCTTTAACAGGATCTAGTTATATTGAGTTTTCTGTCTACGATGTAAATAAAAATTTGCTTTATAATACAATTAATTATACATCTTACACAGTAGAAAATGATGGACAATCAGCTGGTAATAATAATGCTATTTCTTCATTTACTATATCTCCCGGGGATGATATTGAAAATAACGGTTTTTCCCAAGGTAAATATGTAGCTTATTATAACTTTTTAACAAAACAAATAGGTGACCCTAATACTAATCTTTTCATTTCTGAGATATCCTCAGATAGAAAAGAAATAAGATTAGATAGTAATATTTTATCTAATTTAGATATAGTTGAACAAACTAATAATTTTACATACTTCAGAGATAATAGTGATTATTTTGTAGATTTTTATTTAAATTTTGGTTCCAATGAGTTAATTATCTCCAATAATATTAAATTGGAAAATGAAGGTACCAATGACCCAACAATTGTAGTTAAGTTATATGAACCTTTACCCCCTCAATTTGAATTAAAAAATGAATTGTGGATTGTTACTACCTTTAATGAACCCGAAGCTTTTAATGTAACTTACCCACCAGAACCTGTAGTATTTGTAGATTCAGAAGCTTTACAAGGTCCTAATTTTAATTTACCAATAAAGGATCAAATAAACAATTCCACTCAAAATTTATCATATAATGACTTACTTTCAGGTGCACCCACAAGTTCCCTAAACCAATTAAATAGTCTAATGGATTCCAGTTCAATATCCATTAGTGTAGATTATACTGATTTTACAGATTTCATCCATTTCAGTTCGGCCCAAACACGTTTGGAAAATTTCCATTATAAGGTAAGTTTAATAGAACAACATTCTTCATCAATCTCAAGTTTATCCAGTGTTACTAGTTCAGCAATTAGTATAACAATTTTTGAAAATAAAATAAGCGATATTATCAAGAATTTTGATAAATTTGAATATTTCCTTTATTATGATAGTGGTTCTGCTTTTTCATGGCCTAAAACAACTTCAACCCCTCCTTACTTATTAGCTAAAACTGGGAGTACTGAAGTTTTAACATGGTTTGGTAGTACTAATGAACAAAGTTCAAATTATGGTCATTTAATTTTATCTGCTTCTAACTATGATAATGCTAATCCTGATGAACTTAAAAAAGCAATTCCTGAATACATAAGAGAAGATGCTACAAATCAACCTTATGATTTATTTGTTGATATGGTTGCCCAATATTATGATAATGTTTGGTTATATACTAAAGACATTACTCAAAAATATAATGCTGATAATAGGTTAGATTATGGTGTATCTAAAGATTTAGTAGCAGATGCTATTAGAGATTTTGGTGTTAAACTATACCAAAATAATTTTTCAAAAAATGATTTATATACTGCATTTTTAGGATTAACTCCTAGTGGTTCATTATTTCCTTTCCCTGAAATAACATCTGCCTTACCTACCCCAACAGGATTTGAATATGTTAATACTTTAATATCAGCATCGAATGATATTATACCTTTAGATGATGTTAATAAATCCCTATATAAAAGAATTTACCATAATATTCCTTACCTGCTCAAATCAAAGGGAACTATAGCAGGATTACGAGCGTTGATAACCTCATATGGTATACCTGATACCATACTTAGAATATCTGAATTTGGTGGTAAAGATAAAGTAAATGAAAATGATTGGGATTATTATTTCAATAAATTTAATTATTCATTTAATACCCCAGGAAATAATTTTATAAGTAGTTCTTGGGAAATAAACCCCTTATTTATCTATACTTACCCAACCCCAGGTACTGTAGAATTAAGATTTAAAACAGATGGACTACCAGGTACTAGAGTTTCCCAATCCTTATGGTATACTGAAGAAAATTCAGTAATAAATAAAGCTTTAGTTTTAGAATACACAGGATCAGGTTTAGACTCAGGTTCATTAGTTAATGACAGTGGCTCTTATTCAGGATCTATTAAAGATCCCTATTACCAATATGGCACTTTAAAATATATAGCTAACCCTAACACAGTTAATGAAGTTAGTTGTAGTGTTTATTTACCTTTCTTTGATGGGGGTTGGTGGTCTGTTATGGTTAGAGAAAATGGATTTGATACTAATATTAATTACATATTAACTGAAGATTCTGATTTTATTATAACAGAAGATGGGGATTATGTTATAAATGATCTTCCTGAACTATCCTTAAGTTTAGGTACTGCTAGTTTACATGCTGCTAATAAAATTTATAATGGGGCTGATGGAACTTCAATTGGTTATTATGCTACTGATACTCTAACAGATCCAACATTAAGTGGAAGTTGGTTTAGTGGTAGTATTTCTTATTTTGCTAAAGAATCAATATTAAGCTCTACCTACCAATCATTCTCCGGAAGTCTTCAAGAAATAAGATATTATAATGTAGCTTTAGGAACTACCCGTTTTGAAGATTATACAATGAATCCATTATCTATTGAGGGTAATTCAATTAATTCATCTCCTGATGAATTAGTATTTAGGGCAAGTTTAGGAAGTGAATTAGACACTTCAAATATATATTCAGGAACCTCAATCCATCCTAAAGTAACAGGATCTTGGACTACCATACCTTCATTTGTTAGTAATAGTATTTATAATTTTGATACTACTGCCTCATATATAACTAATACTGAATATTACTTTTTAGATCAATTCCCAGCTGGTATAAAAAACAGAATTACTGATAAAGTAAGATATGAAGACAATGTTGTACCAACAGGAGATACACTATCTCCATTTAGAAGAGTAACACAAGCTACTGAAGCAAGTGAGTCATACACTGAAAATATTAATTATTTA